GACAGGTACACGCTGGCCGGAGTGCCGGGATGCTGACCGAAAATCCATGATGTATCTGTCATGGCGACGCGAGAGACGATATTTCCAGGCGATCCACTCGCGACACCATTTATCCAAACCTGCAACACGTTGGAGGTACACGTGAACGCGAATGACACCCACGTAGCGTTTGGGACAGAGTTTGTTGCGGACTGAGCCGACGAGCCCGAAATAGTGCAGATCAACTTATAGCCGCCCGCGATCTGGTTGCACAGAATCTCAGCCTCATAGTTGTTCGTCCCTATGAGGTTGCCTTCGGCACCTACCATGCTCGCAGGCATGTAGAGCCAACCTTCTATCGTGAAGTCTCCCGTGCTCAAGTCGAGCGGGCCGCTGCCGACGAGCGGAACGCTAACGTACTGATTGCCGGCGCCGCTCGTGAAATCACCGCTTGTCGTCTCGAAACTCGGTGCCTCAGTGTTTGACTGCGTCGCCGCGTTGTGGTTCGTCACCACAAACGCATTCTGGCTCGAGTCCACGAATGTCTGAGACGTGTTCGCGCCGGCCATCAGGAGCAGTAACTGCACCGCGTTGGGGGCCGACGGGAATGGGCCCGAAGGAGTGTAGTTCGACGTATAGAGTGCAGTGCCCTTTGTGATCCGGAGTTCGTCAATGAAGCCATTGAATGGATCATTAGATGTTCCGTACTGACCGCCGATTGTCACATTGCCGCCGACATTACTATGCGCCGTCAGACCATAAGGTGTACCGACCGCACTTCCGTTGACGTACATCTGCACAGTGCCGCCGTAGTTTACCACGGCAAGAGCAAACCACGTGTTTGCGGGATAGGAGGTAGTGCTCGTTGCGCCGCCAGGGCTAGAGAAACTCAGGGCACCTCCAGCACCGTTATTAACATATAATGTATAGTTGTACGGCGCTTGTGCGAAACCACCAATTTCCACAATATGCGCGACACCACCGGGGGCCGACTGCGTACCAAAGTTGAGCCACATCTCGATGGTCCAATCACCACCGCTGCCGAGGTCGAGCGGACCGCTTGCTGCCAGGGGCGTGTACAGGTAGCCACCAGCGCTCGCGACAAAATCCCCGCAGCCGGTACCGAACTCGGGCGCCGCTGTGCTAACAGTGACCGCCGCGTTATAGACGGTCATGATGTTGCCCACGCCCGAAGAATCGGGGAACGAAGTCGAGCCGTTCGTACCGTCGAAATGCAGAAGAAGCGAACCGTCATTACCGCCGGGCCCGGTCGAGGCCGTCCAAGTGAGTATGCCCGTGAGCGGCGCCGTCGCCGGACTGGGGATCGAGCCGGTGAGAACGGGCGTTGAGTACGGCATTACAGCCTAGCCCACCCGCCAGAAGTCAGGTTCGCGTAGATGAAATACTGCAGCCCGGTGAGCACCTGTGGCATACCGACGATATCCGGTGAGTCGAGGAACATGACCAGCATCGACGTAGAGGGGTTGCCAGTGTCCTTATAAAATAGGATGTAGCCCGCAGTGCCAGCGGCCACGATGCCAAAGCTGGCCGTGTCGCCGTCGAGGTAGCCCGCATCGCCCGTCTTGCCAACGAGGTTGGGAGTCGTCGCCAGGATCGCCGCCGCGGGGATCCCTGACAGATATTGCTGCGTGAAGTCGGGCACGTACGCCGAGGCGAGCAGGGCGCACTTGATGTTGGCGGTGGCCCAGTCGAAGGTGCCCTGCGCAAAGCCCTGGCGCGCGAGCGGGTAGATTTGCGATCGAGATGCCATTATCGCGCCCCTCCACTATAGAAGCTGTGCCGGCCATTGCCGAAGTACGGGAACTGCCAGGAGGCACCACCAGCGAAGCCTTTCTTCGCCTTCCCCGCGTAGACGCCTATGTCTTTGCGGAACCGTGTTTCGAAGTACGCAGCGAGCTGCGGGTTCGAGTACGGTTTGGCCGGTTGGTTCAGAAGACGGTACAGCACGCCGTTGAGGATGGCTTCGTAGAAGTCCGTCACGCAGATTTTCGGCACCTGGGTGACACTCATCTTCGGGCGTAGCGCACAGTTCACAGTGAGGTTCTGTGGCACGCTGGTGATGTTCGGGATGGGGTAGACCGCGATGATGTCCGGCCGCGGCAGCCAGTACCCACCGGGAGTATCCGCAAAGGGTTGCCCGTTCTGAGAGGGCGGAGGTGCCGCCGTTAACGGTTGGATTGGCGATCCGTTGACAGCCGCCCAAATTACGCCGACCACGTCGGTCGTCGAGTTGAACGGCGAGAGCATATAGGTCTGCTGGTTGGTTACGAGCGTAATGGGGCCGATCTCCGCGCGCCACGCCCAGGACTGCTCGAAGAACTCGCGAACCGCGAGAATGAGCTGTCGCTTGAAAACGCTGCGGTGGACGCCAGGGCACCACGGAGTGACGTCCTGGAGCCAGATGTTGAGGTTGGCCTGGCCCTCTGCGCCGGAGGCTGTTACGTCGGCGTAGTTCGTCATAGCGAGGTCACCTGCTGCTTGAAGAAGGCGCGGAAGGCAGTCGAGCGGCTGTCGTCGCTGAACTCATCGTCCACGGCCTCCGTCGTTCCTATAACCCAATTACAAAGGGCGTCATAGAACATCATAGGCAGCCCGAACGTCGTAGTCCAGGTAATGGCCGGCAGGGGCACCGGAGGGAGCGGGGGCGTCGGGGGTGGTACCGTCGGAATCGCGATGTAGGGGACATCGAAGTCCGAGAGAGTGGCGTCCCAGAAATCGTAGAAGGCATCGGGCCGAAGACGGTAGAGCTCTTGCAGGCCGCGATTGAAAATATTGACGAGCGTCTGATCCGAGTACCGCTGGAGGGTGGGATCGGTGGCGACGTCTTGGAGAATTTCGCGCGCTTCGGCCAGAAGATTCTGGTAGGTCAAAGTCGTCGGCACGTTTATCTCCAGTGTAAATGGACCCCTAGACACTGGCCTAGGGGTCCTTTTCTTACATCACTCTTACGCGTTCAGGCCGTTGATGGCCCAGGCGCGACCCATCGCAACCGCAGTGACGACCTTGAAGCCGTACACCTGCAAGCCACGAACCAGGTTGGAGAACGAACGCTCGGAGCGGATCGTTTCCATCTTGGTGAACTGGGCAGCGAACGTCAGCGCCGCGGGGACGCCGAAGAACACCGAGTACGCGGTACCGCTCGTGTCGCCCGTGGGCAACAGGTTGCTGTAGTACAGCGTGAATCGGTCGATTTCGCCCAATCGGCCATTCCGGAGAATGGACGTCATGTCACCGGCGATCGAAGCGTTGCGGAGATCCGACTGCTTGATCAACGATGCCATCCACGACGGGATCACCATCCAACGACCCGACTCCGGGATGTTGGCTTCGTCCAGAACCTGACCCGCTTGGGTGATGAAGTTCAGAACGTAGGTGTTCGCAGTGGCGGGGTTGCTCGAAACCGTGATCGGCGCGGCGGTCGTGCCGAGGTTGATCGCGGCGGTGATCGCACCGGCAGCCGCACCGTAGTTCGTGGCGGCGATGTCGGTCGTGGTGCTGAGGTAGCTCAACACGCTCGTGTCGACGGCGATCTTCATCTGCTCGGCGGCATCCTGCGCCCAGATGTTCATGAGATCGATGTCCGACTGCACTTCCATGACGTCGTCAAGGGCGACGTTGAAGTACTTGCCGTTGTTGATCTGCAGGACCACCAGGTTGCTGGACGGACGCTGAACCGAGAGATCTTGGTCGACTTGGTAGTCGGAAATCACGATCGTCGGACGCGTACGGATGTTCACCGTGTCGCCGAAGTTCTTGATCTCACCCTCATAGTCGGTGTTCGAAATCGCCGCGAGCACGGTGGCCGCGTAGAATTTCTCAACCAACTTTCCCGACCAAATTTGCGGAATGAAAATGCCGCTATAGGCCGGGTTCGGGTTTTGGCCAACCCAGGGGGCGGCTGAAACCGGATATACAGTACTCATGTCAGGAAACTCCTATCACAAAAATCTTGTTACGGACGTAACCGGCCAGTTTTCTGCGCGTTGAAGATGTCACGTTCGATCGCCTGCTTGTCGGCATCTCTGCCTCGGTAAGCGCCCTTTCGAACATCTTCGTAAAACGTCGCGATCTCGGACCGGGTGTAGACCCGCTGTTGACCAGACTCGTTAGGAGTGCCTGCCGATTGCGGACCACCGACTCCGGTGCCCGGTGCTGCCAGGGATGCGAGGCTCACATTCGGTATAGGTCCAGGGGGTGTGCCCTGTCCTGCCGGCTGCGGCTGCTGCCCACTGGGAGCTACGGCTGCGTGTTCTTTCGTAAAGCCTGTAAAGAATGCTGCGACTCGGGTGACGTCGCCGCTTCCGTACGCTTGAGCCAGCATAGCACCACGTTTCGCCCCTGCATAGGGGTCTTGCTCGTCGAGCCAAGCGTGGAACTCTGGCGAATTATTCACTTCCTCCCAACCGGCCGCCATGTCGTCTAGGCCGT